GACCTTTCTATGGAAGGAAATAATGTTATGGGGAAGGCACGAATTTTGGATACTCCAATGGGCAATATTGTTAAAGGTTTGCTTGAGGGTGGTGTTCAATTAGGTGTCTCAACTCGTGGTATGGGTAGCCTTGAGAAACGTGGCGATGCCATGTATGTCAAAGATGACTTTATGCTTAATACGGTTGACATCGTACAAGATCCATCTGCTCCAGGAGCTTTTGTTAATGGGATTATGGAAGGTGTTGAATGGGTCTGGAATAATGGAATCATTGAGGCTCAAGAAATTGAAAAAATAGAGACTGAAATTAAACGTGCTCCGCGTTCGGACCTTTATGAGGTTCAGACTCGTGAGTTTAAAAATTTCCTCTCGTTATTGAAATCTAACTTATAAGGAGTCAGACATGACTGATCAAGTAGAAAATCAGGAAGTTGAGCTCGACGAGGGAATCGAAGAAGCTCACGATCCAAAGAATGCAGAACAGCAATCTGTTGCAGCTACGGATAAAGCAGGTGATGCCACTAAAAAAGCGCCAGCGCGCAAGGGTGACAACTCCAAGCAAGATCCAATGCCAAAAACTAAAGCTGGTCTGATCACTGCAATGAACAACCGTATGGCATCAATGGATAAAACATCATTGATGGCAATGTATAAGATGGAAGAAGTAGAAGCTGATGAATCTTCTACGGTGGTGGGTGAAGCTCCTGAAGTAGAATTTAGCTACTCAAATGAGCTCGATGCTTTGGTCGAATCTGAGGCAACTCTTTCTGAAGAGTTTAAAGCCAAAACAGCTTTGATTTTTGAAGCAGCAGTTAAAGCAAAACTTTCAGAAGAAGTTGATCGTTTAGAAGAAGCATATAAAACCGAATTGGCGGAAGAAATTGCTGCTACTAAAGAAGACCTCGTAGAGAAAGTAGATAGCTACCTCAACTATGTGGTTGAGCAATGGATGGAAGATAACAAGCTAGCTATCCAAGCTGGTTTGCGTACTGAAATCGCAGAAGGCTTTATGAGCAAGATGAAAGATCTGTTCGTAGAATCTTATGTAGAAGTACCAGAGTCCAAAGTCGACCTAGTTGATGAACTTGCACAAGCAAATGAAGAGCTTGAAGAAGCCTTCAATGATGCAATGTCAAAAGCTCTTAAACTTGCTGAAGAAGTAGAATCATTTAAGCGCGCAGCGATTATTCGTGAAGCGTCTAAAGATCTTGCAGAAACTCAAGTCGAAAAGCTAACATCATTTGTCGAAAATATTGAGTTCGAAGATGAAGACACCTTTGCTGAAAAAGTAAAAATCATCAGAGAAACTCATTTCGCAAAGAAAACAGCTGAGTCAGTAATTGTAGAAGATACAGAAGAAGATACAGATAATTCTGTAGAAATTTCTAGTCAAATGGCTCAGTACCTCGAAGCACTTAGAAAATCAAATCGATAAGGAGATCCTATAATGGATACATATGATCGTCTCGTAGAGAAATGGTCTCCGGTTCTTAATGAAGAATCAGCAGGCAAAATCGCTGACAGCCACAAAAGAGCTGTAACAGCTGTTATTCTTGAAAACACGGAAAAAGCTCTTGCAGAGCAGTCCGCTCAAGAACGTGGATTCCTTGCAGAAGCAGGCACAACAACTGCATCTGTAGCTAACTGGAATCCAGTACTTATCTCACTCGTACGCCGCGCAATGCCAAACTTGATGGCTTATGACGTATGTGGTGTTCAGCCAATGTCAGGTCCAACAGGTCTGATCTTCGCAATGAAGTCCAAGTACAAAAATACAAAATCTGGCGTTGTTGACGGTAATGAAGCACTGTTCAACGAAGCAGCGTTCAACTATTCTGGTGATTCTGGAACAGCTGCAATGGGTGCTTCACCCTCTGGCCTTGCAGGTGTAACCGACGCAGCTTCTGACAGCTCAATCGACAATGATCGTCTCGACCCACTTGCAGGTCTTGATCTGTACTCTACTGCAGAAGCAGAAGGCTTGGGTGCAGCTGGTGGTCAGCAGTTTGCTGAAATGGGATTCACCATTGAAAAAGCAACTGTTACTGCAAAGTCACGTGCATTGAAAGCAGAGTATACCCTCGAGCTTGCACAGGACTTGAAAGCAATTCATGGTCTGGATGCAGAATCAGAGTTGTCAAACATCTTGTCAACAGAAATCATGGCAGAGATTAACCGCGAAGTAGTTCGCACGATCAACAGCCAAGCTAAAACTGGTGCACAAACAGCTAACACTGCAATCAATGGTATCTTCAACCTGGCAACAGATGCTGATGGTCGTTGGTCAGTAGAGAAGTTTAAAGGTCTGCACGTTCAGCTCGAGCGTGAAGCTAACCAAATCGCGAAAGACACACGTCGCGGTAAAGGTAACATCATGATCTGTTCATCTGATGTTGCTTCAGCGTTGGCTGCTTCAGGTTCTTTGGATTATGCTCCAGCATTGTCAACAAACTTGAATGTAGATGACACAGGAAACACATTCGCAGGTGTACTGAACGGTCGTATGAGAGTATACATCGACCCATATGCAACTGCTGATTACATCACAGTAGGTTATAAGGGTACTAACCCATATGACGCTGGTGTATTCTATTGCCCATATGTACCATTGACCATGGTACGTGCAGTTGGTGAGAATGACTTCCAGCCACGTATCGGGTTCAAAACTCGTTACGGCATGGTTTCAAACCCATTCGTAGATACTGGTAATGTTTCAAACCGCGACGGTTTGGCAACAGCAAAAACGAACCAGTACTATCGTATCTTCCGTGTAGACAATATCCTCACATAAGATATAAAAAAAGGAGGGGACTAAACCCCTCCAATATCCCCCAG